GATGCCGCGCGCGATTGCCATAGAGCAGCGCACCAGTACTAATCATCTCGGTATAAAGATAAACATGCGGATTAAACAGCCGTGCAAAGTAGCGATAATCTGTCGTTGTCCAGTCGATCATAGGAGCGACTGATAGTCTCTTTAATTCAATGTTATCAAGCATTTAGCGTTAAAGCCTTATTTTACGTGAGGTTGATAATAATAATTATCGTGGTTTTGCGTGTCGTTACATGACTATGCGTGACTTTGCGTGTGTTTATGTTGTACCTTATTTGCACCACAACCGCAAATATGAGAATGGTACAAATGGGAACGATAGCACAGCGTAAAACTAAAGACGGTACAGCTCGTTATAGGGCGGTCATTCGAATTGACCGTGAGGGCTATCCGCCATTCAGTCAATCAAAGACATTTAGCAAACGAGCATTGGCAGCCGCTTGGATTAAAAAGCGTGAAGCTGAGATTGAAAGCAATCCTGATATTATGCTCAATCGTGAAACCAAGTCAATGCGATTGCAAGACGTTATTATAAAGTATATTGATGAGCTTGGCGACCAGTTCGGACGCTCGCATAAAATGAGCTTGCTGTTGATTAGTCGATTGCCAATAGCAGCAAAACAAATCGGTCATCTACGGCGTGAGGATTACACCGCATTTGCTGATGGGCGCTTATCAGGTAAATATGACGGCTTAGCACCTATCACACCTGCTACGCTCAATGGTGACATGATAGGGCTGCGCTCAGTGCTTAAACAGGCAAAGCTCGCATGGGGATTAACGGTTAATCTAGCAGAGTTTGAAGATGCGATGCTAGGCTTAAAACACAGCCGCAAGATAGGCGCAAGCAAACAGCGCAATAGAACGCCAACGAGTGATGAGCTGCAAAAGCTAACGACTTACTTTTATGCTCGCTTTATGCGTCACAAATCCTATTACCCCATGCACTTGATAATATGGCTCGCAATCTACACGGCAAGACGGCAGGAAGAATTGACGCGGCTAAGGCTATCAGATTATAAGGACGGCTGGTGGCTTGTCAGAGACGCAAAAAGCCCACAAGGCAGCATCGGCAACCATATTAACACTAAGGTCGGCGATAGAGCTGTGGGCGTGATTAATGTGTTATTAGATACTAAAATGCGCGATACTCTTAGAGTGGGCAATAAGTTGTGGGATAGTGAGTTGCTATTGCCATTAAGCGGTAAAACCATATCATCAAGATTTACTGAGGCTTGCCGTATGCTTGCCATTGATAATTTACATTTTCATGATCTGCGGCATGAGGCTGCGACTAGGTTGTCAGAACAAGGTTTTACCGTACCACAAATGCAGCAAGTGACTGGCCATGAATCATGGTCAAGTCTGCAACGCTATGTGAGCGTTACGCCTCGAAAATCCATCTTAGAATTTGACGAGGCAATGATGGCGGCTATGCTTGCGCGGCAAGATGGTCTTTAGCGGCAATGTCGCTTACCTTGTCAATCCATAGTGCCAATGCTTTAACGTGGACATGATAGGTCGTTGCCTTGCCTTTACCGTTAATTACTACTGGAAATGGCAGGTTGCCCTCACGCGCTTGTTTTTTGTATTGCTCACTACTCACGTCATTAAGGTAATCTTTTGCTAATAAATCAAGCGGTACAAGTGGATTGAATCCGTACCGCATGATAAGCATTTGCTCAGTATTAAAGTTAGTCATCTATCACTCTCCTTTATGCAAAATCTGCATAGTGCTAATAAACGGTGTTAAATCAGGCTCGCTATAACTCTCAGGCTTGGCAATCTTACCGTTACCATCAAAGGTGAACTTACCATCTACCATCTTGCTATTGTTTGAGCGTATAACTTCTTTTAATGCGCCCTCAATATCAAAACCCATCATATAAGCCACACCAGTAGCGGTTACGATTTGGTCGCAAAGCGCGTCTAGTAGCTCTAAGTTATCAATCGTGTCCATATAGTTAGCAATAGCATCGTCTGTCTGTAACCTGGTGTTGCTCTTTAAGTCATTGGATAGGTCGCATAAATCCTCACTCTCTATACCTATTGACGTTAGATGCTCGACAACCTCCTCAAAATGACAGCCTTGCTGAATCAATGCGTCTTTTTTAGTCGGCTCAGGCTTCGCAGCTTTAAACCAATTGCGAATATCTGTGATGGAGTCAGGCACAACATACGGCTGCATCTTCTCGTTGTAGTGCTTCCAAGCCCATTGTTTAGCTTCGTCGATGGTGGCAAAGCCGGTGGCTTCCCTGGCGAATTGGTCACTTCTTTTTATATACAAAACCCTGTACTTGTCAGACTGTTTGGCAATTTGGTACTCGGTCAATGGCGACTTGGTAGAAAACCAACCTTGCTGCTCATGCCACTTCAACGGCTGTAACGGTAAATTATTCATTCGTAAAACCTCCCACAACAAAGTTGAAAGTCACAACAGGCTCAACAAAAAACTCTGAGTCGCATACACTGCAATCAACTGTAATTTCATCGTCATTGTAGAAAACATCGCCGTGGTCATTCATGTCTATTTCAGAATTGCATCTAGGGCAATTAATTTTCATACTCATAATCTCAATCCTCATATAAAATAGGGTGCCCTTATCGCGGGCTTTCGGCCTTGCCTTGACTGCTTTTTCAAAGCACATGCTTGGCACGTAAGGAGTGTCAATCGCGGCTGTAAGTGTTATTCGTCACGGCTTACGATAACGGCGTGTATTAGCTCCCACGCAGGATAATTAGCTAAAGCTGACCGTCAAAATGCTTGGTAAATGGAATCGAGTCGTCTATCACACCGCCACCGTTCATGGCTTGGTTCTGATTAGCATTAGCAAACTGCTGACTAACTTGTCCTTGCATACCTTGCGCATTTTGCGCTACTTGCTGCGCGTATGGGTTAGGTGCTTGATTGTTTTGCGTAGGCTGCTGATAGCCTTGCTGATTGTTTTGAAAGCCACCGCTTTGTTGGTTGTCTTGCTTATCACCAATCAATGTGACGTTATCGACACGGCAAGTCGTGTAAGTTTTGCCGTCATGCTCACGTGTGCCATGTTCACCAGTGATGGCTACCTTTTGCCCTTTGGTAAGATACTGCTGTAATGCTGTCGCTCGATTACCCCATAACGCACAATCGACCCACGTTGTCACTTTCTTGTCACCATAACCTGATGATGACGCAACTGAGAAGTTGACGACTGGTGTGCCTCCGACGTTACCAGCGCGACAATCTTGACCTAAATTACCTGTAAAATTCCATGAGTTCATACTGTTTCACCTATCGTTTTTTTGGTTAAGTTTTCTATAATTTCGTTTAATTTGGCATTACATGCCGCGACTTCATTCTCTAAACTTTCAATATCAACATCGTCACGCATGACGCGGATAATGACCGTTTGCAGTTGCTCAGGTAGTCGTGGGTCATAACTCACAAAGTCACACCACTTGCGACCAGTACAAGCCATTTGCCACGTTATTTGCGGCAAGTATTCATCGGGCACTTGCTGCGTAAGTATCGTGTTTAAATGCGTTTCGGTATTAGGGCACTTAGCTTCAAGCAACCCATCTTTACCGATCAAGCCGTCAGGACTTGCGCCGCTCATTGAGATAGTAGGGTGGTTAATCAATCCGCAGCCAACGACAAACTCACCAGTTATATTTTCATAGCTTGCAATGGCGTTCGGCTCTTGGTCGATACCCCATTGCATAGCCTCGTTGATATAAAAGTCAGTGACCTCACCAGTTAAACGCTCTTTTAAAAGGTTTAGCATTATTGAGTTAAGCGCCTTGCCTTTACGTGGCTTGGCGCTAATGTCTTTGACACGGCTGGCAGTTACTTTTCCAACCCTGTCAGCTACCCAATCCTCATGCCGTTGTAGTAGGTTCATCTTCTATGACCTCCGCATCATCAATAATTGGTTCGTCACTTGCTTTCATGTCAGAGTTTTGCGCCAACTCTTTTAAGTAAGGACTGTTTTCAGCCCATAAGCGCTTGATATGCTCTTTGTCGTCTAGCGTTGTTAGCAACTTATGAGCTTCCATTAACGCGCTCACACCTTTGTTTGCTGCTTCGACTAGCTTTGGGTGCTGCTCGTTATAAAACTCGCTATAACCGTCATTTACTGGCTCTGCGTCGCTAACAACGGTCGTCATGCTGCCATCAATGCGCCTTGCTTCATCTTCATCGTAAATACCGCTAAAACCAAAAGCGACACGGGCGCACTGAATAAGGGCTTTGTGACGTAACATACGTTTTGGGTACTTCTTCCACGGGTCGGTATTCATCTTACATTCAGATAAATACTCGGTAACGATGGTCGGATGATTGCGGTCTTTGCGATAAATCTTACAAGTCGCGCTTTCTTCATCTTGCTCAAACTGAATACCATCACAATTAGGATTATCGTTAATAATCCGCGCCCAACCATCGACTGATACGATTGGCGTTATACCGCCACGACTAGGAAAGGCGTAAATTTCTTTAGTAAATGGATTTAATCCATACTGATTAGCGACAACCACAAGTGATACGAGCTGATCGTAGTTCGCACCCTTAAAAACTGTGTTTAATAAAGTCGCTTGTAAGCTATCATTGCTTACATTCTTCATGCTTAGGTTTTCAGCCATTACTGCTAACTGGCTGCTCAAACCGTCTGTGTTTTGATTGCTCATAGTCTTATTCCTCATTTAGAATGGATATTTTTCGAGCTGTAACAACTCATGAGTGGTTTTCATTCTCAGTGTAGAAAGCTCAGTCCCTTTGAATTTAAGCGGATTAAAGTAAGCACCTTCTTTTTTCCATAACTTGTAGGCTGCTTGTATATCTGCCTCTGCTTGCTCAAGAGTGTTAAACCTCTTGGCTTGGCTAGGCATCTTAGATAGAGCGCCGGTCTTTTCGTTCACTAAAAACAATGACTTGTTTTTATCCATAACTACAAACTGAGTGGTTTCGATCTTCATTGTCCTATTCCTTACGAAATCTTGTTTAAATAATCAATTAAATTGCCGTAACCGTGACTAAAGAGCTTTCCGCCTTTTCGTCTAAACTTTTCGCTTACTGGGTAATAGTCGTATATCTCACCGTCCGGAGCGCAAAGCTTGATATGAAAGCAGTCGTTAAATTCCAAAACCCAATGGCTAAAAGGCTTTAACATTTCAAACTCTCTTTGCCTTTTCCTTAAAGGCTTGGTTTTGCGCTTTGCCATGTCAGCCTCCTTTGATGCGTTTCAAGCTCTCATTCGCCGCTTTAACCTCTTTGGCTTTTGCCGAGCTGTCGTAGTCATCAACATAACCGTCAGCGGTCAATGGCACCCATTCATTACTTGCTAAGCCATCAACCATCTTGTAAGCCTTGCCGTCGATTGCCTGATAAGTCACATCGTCGTCAAGGTCAGCTTGATTATCCAAGTTGTCGTACTTGTGATTGATGACAGACGCTTGCTTGCTGTCGTATTCTTTATCGACTGCATCAGGTAGCATCGCAAAAGCGATACCACCCCACAGTAAGCCGCCTACAAGCGCGATACCTACTAATTCGTTGCTCATGATTTGACCTCGCTTTTCTCTATTAGCGTTAGCACCCTATGAGTAATAACATCAATGGCATCTTCCATTGCTATGTCGTATTGCTCATGGCTAATACCGTGGCTTTGGTAGTCCTCTCTAGTACCTGCGCCACTCTCCACCGCTAGGGCAACCAACTCTCTTAGTTCAGCTCTGTTTATGCTCATGCCGTCACCTCGCTCTTTAGTACCAAGTCATAATCACTAGGCAATATAGCCATTGGTTTATCTTGCGATAATGACGCTAAAACCATTTGCAGCATCATTTGTTGTTGTGCTGTCGTGCCAATCTGCACTATGCGGCCGTCTGGCATTCGCTTGATTAAGCCGATATGCTCAATATCTTCTGCAAAACCGTGGTTTACGCTCATGCACCTTCTCCTTCGACTTCTTCAACCACGCGCTCAACCTCAAACTTAACTTCGCGCTTTAAGCGTCTAACAACATGACCGCGTGCTTCCATTCGAGTAGCGCCGTAGTGGTATTCGGTGCAGTAAACACCTTCATCGTAAAACGATAATTCCCAAAGTTTCATGTCGCTCTCCTTATGCGTAAACGTCGTCGTAAAAGTTGGTTTTAATCTCGCTATCTTCATCGAGTAGCTTGTAATGCACTGCGTCATGAATAATGCGTTTGCACTGTAGTAGCAGGTCGCTATTTTCATCGTCTATAAAGTAAGTATCTTCAATGTTATCTACTTCGATATAACCAATTTCTACGTTGACCAATTCGCCGCGGTTATAATCTGTTTTGATTTCGACCGTGATAGCGGTGTCTTTGTTTAGGTCAAAGTAGATAACGATGTCGTCTTTATTGACATCAAGATCAATGTTTAGAGGCTTGGCTCTGAGATAGTCCATCAGGTCGTCATGCTTAAACTCGGCTTGCAGCTCTTTTAGCTTTGCTGCCAGTTGCTCGGTATTGATTCTAGTTAATGTATCTGTCATAATTGCCTCACTTATTAGGTTAAGTAAGCCGCTACCAGTCGAAAGGATTAGCGGCTTTTTTGCGTCTGTTATTTAGTGATTGGCTGTTCTAGCAAATCTTTTATGTCTCTTAATGCGTACAACATAGCGTCATAATCAGGGCGCTCCATATCCTCATAATCATCATCAAGATTTTCCTTTAATATCCTGGTGACTTTTAAGGCCAACTCTTTCTCGCTCATACCCTTATCTCCTTAGTTAGTACGCAATAGCCGTCGATTAAAACGGCTATGACTTAATAACTATTCGCTTACTTGCTTACTTAGCTCTTTGAGCAACAAGTCAGCGTACTCAACCGCTTCCTTGCATAAGAAATCAGCACTTCTTACATCTCCAGCGAAATTAGCTAACATACCTTGCATTGCAAGTCCGGCGTAATGCTCGCGCAGGCTCATTTGCTTATTTGCATTGTTGTCACTCATACCTCTATCCTCGTTGTGGTTATAGACCGTTGGTTAATACACAGATAGCGACTTCAAAAATCGCCATCAATTTATTAACTTCTAATCAAGTTTTTAAATAGTGTCCTGCTATCGCTGCGTCGTCCGCGTTTTGCCTTGCGATGTGGTTATAATATCGTGATTACGATATAATGTAAACCCCTATAACGATATTTTTAACGTATTTACGATATTATTATGTAAATTTATTGTACCTACGATATTTACAGGCACAAAAAAACCGTCCATAAAGGACGGCTTAATCTTTTTTTTATCTTAATCCCAGTCTAGCGCCTCTCTATAGACGCACCAGCCTAGCGGTGGCGCATCAACTCGCTTTGAGTGCTGTATTAGGTGACACACCCAAATATAAGCCCACTCATTAGTATTCGACATATTTACCCACCACTTTACCAACCAAGTTGCAATCACCCATAGGCATCATCTTTTGCTCAGGCCAATCAGGGTTAAGCGGCCTTAAATACATTTCATCGGATTTTTCACCCATTACAAGCTGCTTAAAGGTAGCTTCTGTATCTCCGTTGCACTGCACCACTACAAGATCGTTATTTTTTAATGCAAACAATCCAGTCTCAGGCTCTACATAGATAATATCGTCAGGATCAAACTTGGGCAGCATACTTTCACCGCGCACGATTAAAGCAAAGCCATTTTTTGATAATTTGGCTGGCCTTGATACTCGCCCTATGGCGTCATCAAAGGTCACAGCCTCAACATTAGACCAACTACCTGCCGCGACCCAGCTTAGTATTGGCACCACATCAGAACTATCAGACATAGGTGCGTGCTGGGTGCCGGTGGGAGCATCGAACAAATCAGCGCTGCCTTGCTGACTCTGCATTGCTTTTATCTGCGCTCTTAGTTCATCAATAGATGGTGTTTTGTCAACATCTAGCATTTCACCTTGGTTTTTAATCAACCAGTCGGTGCTTACGCCAGTTACCTTGGCTATATCGTACAAACTAGATGAGTCTTTATTTCTACCATTTTCAATATCAGATATAGCACCTTGCGATGTTTCGACTTTTTTAGCGAGCTGATTTTGGGTGAAACCTGCGTGTTTACGGGCTTTTCTGACCCTATCTCCGAGCTTTTCGATATTCATTTTAGCACCCCTTATAAATTATCGTAATTATGATACAAATAAATATCGTTTTGACGTTTGATTAAATAACGTAATTACGATATTATAATCGTTATTAAACGTTGGAGCGATATTTATGACTAACACTATTAACTGGAAAGTTATTGTCCGAGACCTTTTAGAAGGTCGGACACAGCTAGAGCTGCAAGAAATCACTGGCGTTCATCAAGGTGTTATTAGCGACCTTAAGAGCGGTAAACCTAAACCACACCTTACATACGTCAATGGAGCAGCGCTTTTAAAAGCCCATCAAGACCTATGTCAAAACGAAACAGAGGAGGCATAACCCATGTACGACAACCCAAAGCACATCAAAGACAACAGGGTCAATGCTCGCTTCAACGATGAAGAACTTGAGGCGATTAACATCGTAGCTACTTTAACTGGCTTGCAAAAAAGCACGCTAGTTCGTCAAGCCACACTTAGATTCATCGAAGAACTTAAAGCAGAACTCAAAGGAGAGTTTGACCGAGATCACACAAACTTGAAAGACGCGGGTTAGCCCACTTTCGGTAACCGCAGCATAGGAGGGCTTATGCCTGATAACGACCAGCCGTCTTTTAGCGAAGATGAGCTAAAGGATATCGAGCGAGCAGCGGAGATTATGGGCATGACAGTTGATGAGCTTGTGAGCCATGCAGCCAATAGACACGTCAAGCGCGTAAAGGAGTTCTCGCGTAAATCAATTTATAACCCGAAGTCAGTAAAAATACTTAAATGATTTTGGTAACCGAAAAGGTGACAACAATGAACTGCAACGACTGTCCAAACCAAACCGATAGCAAGTGCTGTCACCAGTCAATCAAGCCGTCTGCCAGTTTTGACGATAGAGCAAACGATGAAGCAGACCGCCACGCACAAATGATGCAAGACCAACGAATTAAACAAGGAGCAAGACAATGAAATCAACAACCAATAAACCGCTAGCTTGCGACGCAGCTTGGAATAGCAAGCCAATTATCACCGAGGCAGAAATGCAAGAAATAGACGAATCATTAAGACCGATTGAAACCAAAGCGATTGCTAAAGCTAAAAAGGAATTGTTTTGGGGTCGTGTTTGGGTCGTTTGCAACATCGTTTTTGCAGCAATCGTTATTTACGCCTTATTTCACTTTTTATAGGAGCTGGTCATGTTTCATAAAAATAGAGACCCAGAGCTACACAAGAAACTAGAAGCAATGCGCGAGAAGTTTAAAAAAGGTCAGTTATTAGACCGAATGGACTTTGAGGCGTCAGGGATTAGTGCCGGCGGTGTGAAGTACGCGCTAATGACTCTTAAATCAGAATACGAGCTAGACATTTTAACACTGATCCGAGGTAGAGCCACAGTCGGTTGGATTTTAGCAGAAGAAATTTTATAGGTGAGATATGGCAATCAGTGAATCAGCTATCGAGCAGTTTGATAAAGAACACGGCATTAAGCAGCTCACTAATTTGGACAACACCGGACTTTACTGCAACTCAAATCACTACAGCAAAAAGACTAAGCGTTTGGTGATAGAGCAAACAAGCAAGTGGGCTAAGAAAGGGAGTGTAGGCCATGACCATTACAGAAAAAATCAAGCAGCACTTACGAATAACGGGTTACGTGCTGACCAGTAGTTTTAATAACGAAAAGAGATTTAAAGACGCTGTATCTCGGTTAAGAAAAGAGGGTTACGAGCTAAAGCGCGTTAAAGAGTTTGGCAGGAACGTAGGTTACAAACTAACCAATAATCCAAACGATAGGCAATAAAAAAGCCCTAATCAGATGCAACTGACTGGGCTTCAACGAACTTTACACAATCGGAGTATATCAGAATGAATATCGAAAATATAGCAAGCAGTAAAGACATAACAAGAGAATTTGGCTTCGGTCATGGCGATGTCATGGGTCAAATCAGAATGATGCTGGAGAATGGCGAGCTTGAATCGGTCAGGTTAGCTAGGTATCAGAATCCGCAGAATAAACGCAATTTCGATATGTTTCTTTTAGACGGCGTAGATATCGAGCTGCTCTTATCACGCCTAGCCAGAGTAGATGAAAAATGGCCAGTGAGAACAATCACAAAAGAAATGAAAGATTATGTCATGAATCAATCTGACGGCAAGTGCTTTAACTGCAAGGTAGATATAGATTTATTCGTTACAAAGATAGACGAGGCAGGTCGAATATGCTCAAGAAATCTGCACGTAATTTGCGGTTGTTGTTCTGACGACATTCATCGCCCGTGGTAATAGGCAATAAAAAACGCTCTCAAGTGCGAATTGAGAGCGTCTAACAAACTTAACAAGAAATTGGAGTATGACATGACCATGTTAAATAAACAAGGTGTACTAATGGATAAGTGGTTTAAATCGCCAAACGCGATCATAGACGACATTACTGGCGATGTTGTCAGCCCACAAGCGGCAATCATTCTTTGCTCAATACTGCGCCTAACAGAGGGTGTGAGAGGTCGTAACTGGGCGTCTATACCTCATTCATTCTTTATGCGTAAAACTCGCACCAAGCGTCGCGAAACCATCGGCAAATACATTGATGAATTGATAGAAAACGAGCTAATCAATGTCAATAAATCGAATGGCAAAGTAACTGAATACGCTATTAATTGGCGCTCAAAATTATGGTATTCAGTGCCAGAATTAGAGCAAAAAACCGCTTCAACCGTACCAGTACGTTTTATTAGTACCAGTACGTTTGAACCGTACATACCAGTACGCTTTATCCGTACAGGTTCATGGGAAACCAGTACGTTTGAACCGTACACTTATAAAGACATACTAAATAAAGACAATAGTAAAGACATAAAGAAAGCGGGTGACGAAAAAACTGCATCTAATGACAAACCAAAACCACCAGTCAAAAAACCTAAAGCCTTGAATATTCCATTCAGTGATTTTTGGAATGGTTACGACAAGAAAAAAGACAAAGATAAATCTGAGAAAAAATGGTCATCACTTACAGACAACGAACGTGAATTAATCATGGCTCATATTCCAGCATACGTTAAATCCACACCAGATAAAAAATATCGTAAAAACCCTATGACGTACTTCAACGGTAAGTGTTGGCTTGATGAAATCGACCAACCCACAGCAACCAAGATTGACCGCACCACAGACAAATTAGCAGTTAATCAAAATTGGGCGGGCGCAAACAAATCAAACATCGTGGAATCAAATATCACGCTAGAAGAAATGATGGGGAGCTGGTAATGGAATTATCTAGTCTTTTACAGAGATTGACGGTTCACCACTTGGTAGCAGATTGCACCACTCACGGTGAAACAGACCATTGGCGCGTAGGTGACAGCAAGCCTACTTGCAAACAGTGTGAGGCAGAGGCTAGAGCGCAAAGAACACGCGAAAACAAGCAGCAATTGGGTCAAGTGTATAAACGCATCATGAGCGAGAACGGCGTCAGTCCTACAGCTAAAGATTTTACAGACTGGAAGTTTGATAGCGCTCAGATGGACAGACAGAAAAATATTATCTCGGTTTTAGAAAACCTAGCGGAAAAAATCGTTTTATCGGGCAGCCAATTAGCCAATGGCAAGTTACCAAATATCTTGCTGATCGGTGGTACAGGCTCAGGCAAGACGATGCTCGCAACTGCATTGGTCAAAGCGGTTTATCGCAAAGCGGTATTAATCGACATGAAAAATGAAGTTGATGCTTATCGCGCTAACAATCATTGCGCCAAGTTAATCAAGTCACGCGACATCACCGAAATGGCAAAAGCCACATGGGGCAATTACAACGAAAGCGAGTATGAGCTTATCGAGTATTTCTCTAAATTCCCGTTACTGGTCATTGATGATTTAGGTGACCGCGACGCAGCAAGTGGCGCCGATGCAAACGCTACAGACCGTGGACCCATTGCAGACATTTTCGACAAGCGCTATCAAAAATTGACGCCGGTCATTACACACACAT